CTGAAGCAAGACCTTACATGGAAGCTACATGCTATTGAGGATGAACTTGAACCAAGTCTGGGATCTGTATGTGTACTGAAGGGTACTAAGGAAGTCGATAAGATTGTCAAGAAGAACGGTGACTACTACAAAGCAATCACTGATTGGTATGACTTGGAGCCTGCAACCAAGGCTTCTAATGGCTTCATCGCTGGACCCTTCTCTCGTATTGAGTTCTCTGAGGTACGCTTAGGTCAACTTATACTTGTAAAGAAGTATCTATCTGACATTGGCTGGAAGCCTGATGACTGGACGTTCAAGAAGGTAGCAGGTAAGTGGATCAAGATGTCACCAAAGCTCACAGACAGCTCCTTAGAGCCTCTGGGTATCGTTGGTAGTATGATCAGCGACTACTACATGCTACGTCAAAGGTTATCTATGGTTGATAACTGGATTGAGATGGTTGCACGTTGGGGTGATGGTCGTTTACATGGTGATATGTTTACTATAGGTACTCCATCCTTCCGTTGCAGACACAGAGGTATCGTTAACATTCCGGGAGTACACTCTCAGTATGGTAAGGAACTACGATCACTGTTGACCTGTGAACGTGGGACTAGACTTGTAGGTGCTGACTCAGCTGGTAACCAATTCAGAGGACTTGCACACTACATGGGTGATGATGAGTTCACAGCTTCTGTTGTAGTTGGTCAGGAATCTGATGGTACTGATGCTCACTCACGTAACGCTGCTATACTTGGGGTATCTAGATCAGTGGCTAAGTCATTCATTTATGCCTATCTCTTTGGAGCAGGTATGTCTAAGCTTGGCGAGGTAGTAACAGGACTGAAGTCACCTAAGGCTGGTAAGATTGCAGATGCTAAGTTCAAAGCAGCATTCCCAAAGCTTAAGGAACTGAAGGATCAACTTCTATCCGAGTACAACACTAACAAGATGAAGACAGGTATTGGTTTCATAATTGGAGCTGATGGAAGACGAGTAATTGTAGGTTCAGAACATCAGCTACTAAACTACTTACTTCAAACACTGGAAGGGATTACATGCAAGACTGCACTTGTATTCCAGTATAAGAAGATTAAAGAATTAGGTATCAAAGGTACGTATCCGATCTTGTTCTATCATGACGAGACTGCTTGGGTTACACCTACTAAACATGCTGAAGCCGTATTAGATATCTCTGTAGCTGGATTCCGTGAGGGTCCAAAGTCTGTAGGGGTTACCTGTATGGATGGAGATGGGAAGATCGGTATTAATTATGCAGAGATCCATTAGTAACTTATGTATTAAATGTTATGCAATATTAGTTGTTGGTGTGAATGTGCAGGAAAAAGCCATAGCTAGGTCCGACTATAAGTGTAAGTCTTGTAGGTCAGTTGTAGATAGGGAGGCACACTACCGAAGTAGGGTAGGTACCCCTGAAGCTAAGGCTAAAGAACTGGCAAGACAACTTAAATGGAAGAAGGATAACCCCGGATATGTATGTCACATAAACAACATAAGGTACGTGAATAAGAAACAGAGAATGCCCTCATGGGCAGACCCTAAAGCTATACGAAAGATATACGAAGACTGCGCAGCTCTTAACGAGAAGCATGGCCCTCGGTCATATCATGTAGATCACATAATCCCCTTGCAGGGTAAAACTGTATCGGGATTGCATGTGGAGAATAACTTACAGATCCTAAAGGCATCTGATAATCTAGCAAAGAGTAATAACTATGTTCAACAATAACGATGCAGTCTTTGAGATGTTCAATAAGAGCTGTATGGAAGAAGAGATGGAGTATGATAAGTGTTTCATCGATGCTGACTCAATCATCTTTCGTATCGCAGTGACAACGGACTCAATCACACAGGCAAAGTCATACTTTGATAAGGCACTTGATGCCATCATGCGTGACACTGGGAGTATCAAAGGTTACGTAGCTGTAAAAGGTAAAGGTAACTTCAGGTATGGTATCTCTGAAGACTACAAAGGTAACCGTAGTAAGACACCTATGGATCCTAAAGTTAAGGAAAGACGAGAGGCAGTGACAGAGTACGCATGGGAGACTGGATGTTTTAAGTCTGATAACTGTGAGGCAGATGATATTGTATCCATATGGGCACAGGAAGCTTATGAAGCAGGTGACCACTATGTGATTGCTCACATTGATAAGGACATTGATATGGTTCCGGGTTGGCACTATAACTTCAATAAGAAGACTCAGTACTTCATTGATGGTGATGAAGGTCACTATAAGATGTGCATACAGATGCTAACAGGTGACAGTACGGATAATATTCATGGACTTAAAGGTATCGGTCCTAAGAAGGCTGAGAAGATATTAAAAGATGTACCGACAAAAGATATGCTGGAGACTGTTGCTAATGCATGGCGTGATCACCATCCTCGTGAGTGGAAGGAGAAGTTAGAGACTTGTTGGAACCTGCTGTACATGCGTAGGGATTGGAATGGTTTTAAGAGATTAACTATTGAAGAGGTGTTTGATGATAACAACTAATCCACTAGGACACTGGTCTTATGATGGAGAACCCTTCGAGGTTGATGATTACTTCGGATTCGTGTACCTTATAACTGTGAATGTACCTGATGGAAACCCTATCAGATACATAGGTAAGAAGCAGTTCCACTCTTATAAGAAGACTAAACGAGACAAGGAGTCTAATTGGAAGAAGTACAGCAGTTCCTCTAAGCACATTAATGAACTCATAAAGGGTGGCTCTGAGCTTACCTTCGAGATCATTCAATTGTTTGCAACCAGAGGTGGACTATCAGCAGCAGAATGTAAAGTTCAATGGTACTTAGATGTACTTACGGAGAAATGTCCCGAAGGGATCCCTTTATACCTGAACCGTCAGATCGGTGCAGTTAAATTCATACCTAAAGAAGCAATATCAGATGAAACAAAAGACAGACTCAACGAAATCTATAGAACCGGAAGAGTACTTATCGAAGCCAAAGGAGAAGAAGCAGCAGAGACTTGATTACAAGATCAAAGCTAGCACAAGACGTCTAGACACTAAGACTTATAAAGAAGACAGGTGGAACTAATGACTGAATCATTCACCAAACACTACCCTTGCAACCACTGTGGGTCATCAGATGCAGTAGCCCTGTGGTCCAATGGACGAGGTAAGTGCTTTGCATGTGACAAGCCTGCATTCTTAGACCAATATGATGACACAGTTAAGTCAAAGTTTAACCCAAGTAACCGACAACAGGATTATGATATGAGTGGCGAATCACTCCAAGACATCAGTAACTACGACACAGCAGGTGTTCGTGAACGTAACCTAACCAAGACAGCATGTGCAGTGTATGATATGAAGGTGGCTTATGATGCCTCTGGAGCTATCACTACACACTACTACCCCTATACAGTTAAAGGTAAAGTAGTAGCATGTAAGAAGCGTACACTACCAAAAGAGTTCCGAGTAGTTGGTGAGTTGAAGCATAAGGATCTTGAGCTGTTTGGTCAGTCTAAGTTCCAGCCGGGTGGCTTGAAGGTAATCATAACTGAAGGTGAACTGGATGCAATAGCGGTACAGCAGTCTATGCTTAACAAGTATAAGCGTACGTACCCTGTGGTATCCCTGCCATCCTCAAGTAACATGAAGATCCTTGTGGCTAACAGAGAATGGTTGAGGTCGTTTAACGAAGTCATACTGATGTTCGATCAAGATGAGGCTGGTGAGAAAGCAGTAGGTGAAGCAGCTAAGATCATTGGTTGGGATAAGACATTGGTAGCCACGCTGAGTGCTAATGACCCATGTGACTCTACTCCTGAAGAAATCATGTCTGCTGTCTTCAATGCACGTAAGTATACCCCTGCCTCTATTGTACGAGGTGAAGCTATCTGGGATGCATACATTGCACGTAAGGATGTGCAGTCAGTGCCATACCCTAAGTGTCTCCAAGGACTCAATGATAAGCTTGACGGTATGCGTAAGGGTGAGATAGTGTTGTTCACCTCAGGTACTGGCTCAGGTAAATCAACTATGATCAAAGAGATTGTATTGGAGATCGAGGAACAGACCGAAGACAGCATTGGTATGGTATCTCTCGAGGAGTCCATAGGGGATTCTGCAGAGAAGTTCATTAAGATGTTTGCACCTAAGGATCCTACTCCTGAGCAAGAACGTAAAGCTTACGAGAAAGTCTTTGGTAATGAAAGGTTGATACTACTTGACCACAACGGTGCAGTCTCTGACTCCAGTCTAATCGACCAGATCGAGAACTTGTGTCTGTTAGGTTGTGAGTACATCATCTTAGATCATATAACAATAGCAGTATCTGAAGGAGCCGGAGGTAAGACTGGTAACGAAGCTATCGATGCAATTATGTCTGACCTACTCAAGGTGGTTAAGAAACATAATGTATGGTTAGGTTTAATCAGTCACCTGAGGAAGTCTCAGAATGGTAAATCATTTGAAGAGGGTTACCTATCCTCGATAGATGACATAAAGGGTTCAGGCTCGATCAAACAGATCAGCTTTGATATAATTACATTCTCACGCAACTTAGTGGCAGAAGATGAAGATGAACGGAATACAATCAAACTCAGAGTACTTAAGTCCAGATTTACAGGACGCACTGGAGACTGTGGCTCAGCATACTATGACACAGGAACTGGAAGACTCAAAGGACAAGAGGACTTCCTCGACTACACTGGATAACTCCCTTGGTGTAGAGCTGATAACTGCTTATATAAAGGAGAGATGTGAGGGTAATACCTTCCGTGGTAGACCCCCTGAGGGAGCCAGATTGGTGTCTTCAATGATCCCATATGGTTACACGTACGAGAAGCTCACTGTAAGGGCCGTAGCAGGGGCTGTGGCAGCTTATCAGAAGTCCCGAAGGTCAACGTCAGCACCCTTTAAACTAACCGTCACATCGACTGTAATAGGCTTACAGGTGCTGTCTGCTTTAGGTGTACTAAACACTAACCATCAGGAGATCTTAGCTGTTGGTGATCTATACTTAGAAGCATTCCTTCAACTGGGTTATATACACATTGAAAGAGAGTACTCAGGGTACAGAGCACCTTACATAATTCAACTGATGGACACATGGTCGGAGCTTGGAGACCTCCCACCGGAGTACGAGAGGGAGACACTGATTGGTACCTCCTTCACACCACCTAAAGACATTACATCACTACGTAATGAGTTCACCAAACGTCCATACATAAAGCGAATGAGTTCAGAGGAGGACTTTAAGCAGCTTATAGGAGCACCATTTATCACTGCTCTTAACAAGCTACAACAAACCCCTTGGAAACTCAACAGTACATTGGCTAAAGCCTTGGAGACTAACCTCGGATTGTTCATAGATCTTGAGGACCAGTCAATCAAAGCTAAGTCAAAGGCTATTGAGATGAAGTTTGTCATTGCAAAGATACATGCGGTAGGGTCTAACGACTTCTACCAAATGGTTGAGTGTGACTACCGAGGTCGTGTGTACTACACCGAACCCTTCTTGAACTTCCAAGGGTCTGATGTATCTAAAGGACTCTTTGAGTTTGCAGATTCTAAGGCTATGGATACTGCAGGGTACCGGTGGTTGTGCATACATACAGCTTGTTCTTATAACCAATCATATGAAATAGAGGAACTACCAACATGGGCAACAGCGGACTATCAAACCTATCTGCAAGACGAAGGGCTATCTACTATATCCGTGGACAAGATGACATTAAAGGACAGAGAACTGTGGACCCTAAACAACCTCGACTGGATCAACCAATTAGCGGATGGACAGAGCTTCAGAACAGAAGCAGAAAAGCCCGTTAGTTTCCTTGCATGTTGCTTGGACGTCAGTGGGTATAACAAAGCTAGGGCTAATCGTACTGTACATATGAGTCGATTACCTATACCTGTTGATGGGAGTAACAATGGATGGCAACATCTGGCAGCTATATCTAAAGACAAACAAGCTGGTGAACTGGTGTCTCTTGTACCAAGTGAGATACAGAAGGACTTCTATGTCCAAGTTGCCAAGCGTCTAATAGACAGGATGCCTGACTGGTTTAATGAACGGAAGATACCAATGAAAGCTATCCGTAAAGGTATAGCAAAGCGTGGTTCTATGACAAGGGCATACTCAGCAGGTCAGAAAAAGATTGGTGCTAACATGTACTATGACTGCAAGGTAGAAGGCTATGACAAGAAGTACAATATCACAGAAGATGACTGTACCCCTCTTTCAAAGCAACTGATACTGGCAATCAATGACACCTGCGTAGGTCCCTTAAAGACCATGAAGTTTATTCAGAAGATGACAGACCACATACTCTCAACAGGTGAGACATGTACACAATGGACAACTCCCTCGGGATTCCCAGTGTTATATGAAGTGTGGCGTCAGAAGAACATCACTGTCAGAAGCACCATACGTGGACTAGGTCAGATAGGTCACAGCATTAAGGTACCATACATCACACCAAGCGGTGACTTGATACCATGCAGGAGATCCTTTGCATCTGGATGTAGCCCTAACTTCGTTCACTCAATGGACGCAGCTCACATGGCTAAAGTTATCCAGAGCTTTAATGGAGACTTCGGTGCTATACATGATTCATTCTCGACTCATGCATGTGATGTGAATAAACTAATAGACCACACCAAGTGGCAGTTCGCTATGATCTACAACAGTGAGAACTTCTTCACAGTAATAGAGAACATGCTACTAGAGACCCGAGAGGGTTATACACTTAAACAACCAGAGCTGGGGGCCTTAGATATATCTGAGATCCTGTCGTCTGATTACTTCTTTTGTTAAGGAAACTATATGAACAACGTAACACAATTCCCAGACAAGTATGTGGCGGAGAACAATATGCTACAAGAATTGAATGAACTAATAGCCAAGTACAATGGTGAGATGACCAACGTGGCAATGCTGGGGTGCTTACAAGCATCTTCTAACTTTGTCTTCCTGTCTATTGCAGAGACAGCTATCTATGACGAGGACAAAGAATAATGTATAACATATTTGAAGAACTAGAAGAGAAGGTAGTTGACTGGGCTCACATCAAAGGTATCCTTGGGGATCTCGTTGGTGATCATGACCTGAGGGAACGTAAGTTGAAACAACTAGGTAAGTTTGAAGAGGAGTCTGTGGAGTTCATGGAAGCAGTGTACTCTAAGGACATTGATAAGGTACGTGATGAACTTGGTGATGTGTTAGTCACCCTGACAGTTCAGGCAAACCTTTGGGGTCTGTCACTCACAGAGTGTATGGACGAAGCATATAATAAAATAGCTGTACGCACAGGTCGTATGGTAGACGGAGTATTTGTTAAAGATGAGTAATGATAAAGTATCACACAATATAGTACCCGGTATTGACGACATGGAGTACGTTGAGATGTTTAATCTTGACCCATCCCTTGCGTACACACCGGAGATCAACGAAGCAATCTTGAGTAAGGTCTGGGAACAGAACTACTCAGGTGCAGTTGCTGAGGGTCTGTCAGAAGAAGAAGCTATGGCTCATGCAGAGGCACAGCGAACTGCAGGTCGTAACACAGTGATCAGTGCACTTGCAGACAAGCAATAAAATAACCCCCAAGTATACGTAATGTATACCTGAGGGTAATGCCCCATTGGAATCCTTAATTGGACTCTGGTGGGGCTTCTTTTTTTATTATCTATTGTTATTAGTTAAAGTCAAATGACTTGAGTGCATCCATGTGATACTGGAACACTGGGTTGTTACCTAGTATCTTACTGAGCTTTGCCCTGCGATCCTTAGCCTCATTAGCTACATTGTACATACTCTGGAGACTGTACTTCATACTAGGTGTTAGTACTTTGAACAACTCACGAGCCTGTAGGTTAGTCACCATGTGACCCTGTGTGGGTAAGTTACGCTTTTCCTTCTTAGACAGAGCCTCAAAGCGGTCAGTGGTATCCCTGAGGATACTAAGAACCATCTTCTGCTCAGCACTTAGTGGATCAGTACTACCATTACGAGGTAACAACCAGTACGATTTCTCAATCATGAACTGAGCTTGAGCAGCGTTGCTTACAAGACCCTTAGGATCCTGCTTAGCCATCGTGTTAAGCTTAGTGGCACCACGCTTGTATGCGTTGTTAGCACCTTCAGCCATCTCGGTCATCAAGTCATACTTAAGTGTCACATCAACCCAAGCTTTGTTAACAGTATCAACAAGAGGTTTGAAAGAACCAAGGTCACCAATGATAGCATCATAAATAGTAGTTACATATGGAGTCTCTGAACCAGAGTCACGCTGTAGATTACGATAGTTAACCCCCGACAATGCGTTAGCAATAGCAGCACCATCATTACTGATGATAGCCTGAGGTAGGATGCTCTGTGAAGCTTTATAGCCACCGTCAGCAGTCTTACCTAGTGCACCTAACTCTGCGCTGGAGGCTTGATACTTGTTCCTTGTGATACGAGTGTTGCCAAGTACAGATGGGTTAGCCTTACTAGGGTCACCATACACGTACTCACCGACAGGCTTCACATACTTCTCACGGATCTGAGAGATAACAGGGGCACCGTCTTGAGGTACGTAGTCTACTGTGTTGATAGATGTCCAAGTACCAGTTGGTTTCTTGAATCTCAATGGTTCATCAGCAAGCATAGCAAGATCAGTCACACCCTTAAGGCTCTTACTAAATGTATTAACAGCAGAACCCAGAGTTTCCTCAAGGTTATGTGCAAGTATCACATGAAGCATACGAGACATCTTGGGTACACCACCATCCATATCAGCAGCCATATCAGTCAAACCTTTAGAGGCTGTAACTGTATTCATCATAGCTGATAACATACTTTTGATCGACTGCCCATAAGGTAGTGTCATAAGAGGTGGCTTCAAGAACTCATCTGATTGTGCAATAGCAAGAGCAAGGATGTCCTCAATCTGAGGTAAGTCTTCGATAGTCATACCGAACTCATTCCTGAACTCCATAGAGTCCACGAGATGTGGTAGTGTCTTGTTCATACTATCTGCAAGTACAGCACGTAGGTTACCTTCAACCCCATCGTACATAGCAAGAACCTTTGAGGGATCCTGACGTAGTACTCCAATGCGGTACATGACATCAGTTAAGCCTAGCTGAGTTGTCATACTGGCAAGTCCGTTAGATATACCATCCACTTCAACAGGTCGCATAGAAGAAGCAAAGCTTCCACCACGTTCAACTGCATCCATGTAACGACCAAGCTCAATAGCTTCTTCAATCAAGTTAATGGTTTCATTAGGGTGCTCAAATGCTTCTTCCATAAACCGAGTAACTTCAGAGTCAGCTTGGAACTCACCAACTGTAGCCATAACGCCACCAACACCTTTGATCTGATTGTCAGCTTGTTCCATCTGCAATAGTGCATTAGCTGTAGCATCAACATTGTAGTTATCAAGGATACCCTTAAGCTTACGACCAACACTTGCGATAGACATGAGCTTGTCATCTTTCATAGCTATGCGCTTACGCATGTTACGAATCATCTGCTCAGGTACAAGGTTGTGTTCAGCAAACAAGTGTGAACCCCAAGTTACAATCATAGCGTACTCAGCATTAGAGTTGCTTCCGGGTTTGATCTGATACTGAGTACCACTCCCGTACAACTGTCTGGCTAGCTTATGAGTCTGCATGTTCATCTTCTGTGCGCTATAGCCCAGACGAGAAGTACCAGTCTGTATATAGTTGGTGAAGCTGATTGGATCATTCCTGAACTCTGCAATATCCTGCAACATCTCAAGAGCCTGTGCAGCCTTACGCTCATACATCCTCTTCTTCCACGATGGTGTGGCAGATTCAGCAGCAAAGGATCTTAGGATCTCTGCTTTCTCTGTCAACTGTGCAACCTTAGGGTGGTTTGGATTGAGACCAGAGGCCTCCAGCATAAGTATGTCAGCTCTGTAGATAGCATTGCGAGATGCATTGTTAATCTTATCAGCAGCTTTCTGACCTATACCAAGCATCTCAGCAGCCTTACCTTTAACTTTGATAACACCATCAGTCATCGTCATCTCAGCAGCGGCTTTCATACCCATAAGGCTCATGAATAAACCAGACTTGAGTCGTGCAGCAGAGATCACATGACGAACCTTAGATACGTTCTCACGTACCTCAACCTCTGGGGTACGCTTACCACGCTGCTTAGGATCCTCGTAGTGCTTACCAGTCTTCTCCTTAGTCTTTGAGTACTTAGTTGTAGGCTTTGGATCATTGGTCACCTGAGGTCTTGCATACACCTTAGGTGGCATGAGATCCTTCTTAGTATTCTCCAACATCTTACGACCTAACGGGGTAATGAGGTACTCACCACGAGTCTTACCATTACCAGTCTGCACTTGAACAGATTGATACATCATAGGATTACCCAGTGAGTATATCTGCTTAGCCCACATACCTAACTTCTCATAAGCTTCTTTGGTCAACTCATTAGTTGGATCGAGGTGCGCATCAGGCACAGTGTCCATACCTTGGTCACGTACTTGTTGCAGCTTCAACCATTCCTGAGATAAGGTACGACCAATCTGTGCCTCAGAGACACCAGACTGTAAGTCGGTAGGTGACAGACCAGCTATATCAGAGATGTCGTCCTTGCTGAAGTTATCAATCAGATCCTGAGGAATCATAGATTCATCTTCAGTCTGCTTGCTTAGTATAGATTCCATCAAAGTCATGCCAAGTATCTGGAGATCCGGAAGGACTTCCATTACCCTGCTGTCTCCTGTGAACCTGACAGCATTCATATGCCCAAAGAGTTCCGCAGAGTTGAGTGGCTTCTTATGTTCCTTGTCAACGTAAACACGCATGTCTAGTTCATCATCAAGTGCAGAGACATCTTGAGCAGGTGCACTTTCAACACCCATCATGCTCTTAACTGATTCCATCTTCTTAGCTTCATCAAAAGGAATACTAAGGGAGTCTGTCCTTTGCAGTCGCTTGACAGCCCATATAAGGTAAGGGGCTGCATCAGGTCCAGCAATGTTATAAATATCCTTAGGTCCGAAGTCGCCAAGGCTTGTGCCATGCAGCTGCTGTAATGCCTGAGAAGCTTCAATGTCCTTCTGTTGTTCCTCTTTGGCTGCAGAGACCTCAGCAGTATCTGCCTCAGCCTCCATTGCTATCTGACCTACAGTGGGTGTTACATCTAGTGATGTAGTGTAAGGGTCCCTAGCTTCAGGCTCTACGATAGCTGGCAATTGCTGACCATCATTAGGTAAGTCTAAGCCGTCCATGATAACACTGAGTGCTACTTCCCTTGAATCCGCTGCTGCTTCATCTGTTGTTACTTTTCCTGATGTAAAATTACTCTTAGCCATTGGCTACTCCTCCTTTCCCCACTGATAATTTATAATCCTATGCTTGTACGATGCAATGAAAGGTAGGCTTCCGTAGAAGTTCTTCATAAACTTATCACCATCACTCTCTATTGCCCCAGATATCATTCCATATCCACGACCAACAGTACCTGTAGCTGCAGCTTCACCTGCAATGTTGTCCCAGACGAACTCACCCGGACCATGACTGCTACTTCCATACAGAGGGAAGAGTAAGTTACTCCCGATTACCCGCTCTGTGGTTCCTAATAACCCACTTGAGTACACAGCTCTTTGAATCTTCTGTGCGTCAGTTAGGTAGGGCGATGATTCACCATACTTAAGTTCATCTTTGATACCTTGGGAGATGAATGCTAATGCAAGCATACTACCCATAGCTGCAAAGGTTCCATAAGTTAAACCCTTAGAACTCTTACCTTTCACCTGATCCCACAACATAGGCAGCTGGTTAGCTGTGAATGTAGATGTGAAACCATTGAACTGGGTAAGTAATGCAAAGCGAGGGTCACTGTAGAACAGTGGTCTGTTTAGTGCATTAGGTAGGGGTATTGCTTGGTTGACAAAGTTAGCAGCTCCGTTAAGGAACTCACGTTTGTATATGATGGATTCATCAGCTGTCAATGTTCCACCAGCCTTAAGCTTGTTAGCTATAGGGCCTATGTTGTGTAGTGATATACCAAGTTCCCTCAGCATATGCTTAGCTTCAGAAACACCCACGGTATCCGGCTGACCCATCTTAGATTCAATCAAGTCAAGCTTCTCTATGAGGAAGTCGTTAAAGAACGACAGTCGCATCATACGGTGCATGTCTTGTTGATCGTGTAAGAAGTTAGCCTTGAAGAATGCATCAGTCACACCACGAGTCATCTCGTTAGTTTCCTGTACACCTGTTGTGGTTGCAGCTCCGGTCTCTTGAGACTTAAAGCCAGTCTCCTTCAGCATGGTCTTCATGTTTGTATAGTACACATAGCGAGGATCTGCCTCACCTCGTGACCTCACACTTGCTATCTTCTTATCAAGGAATGTTTCAAGACTCTCACGAGGCTTTGCAACCCTTGCCGTTACAGCTAGGTTACGCATCCATGCACCAACAGCACTACCAAAGAGGTAACCCTGTGTTGCTGAGTTCTGTACAAGAACATCTCTTGAGACTCCCATAGGAATCATAGCCATCTCTGGCATAGAAGAGAATGCAGCGTTAGACAAACCCTGAAGTGTTGTCAATAGTGTCAAGTACTTCTGACCCTGCTTAACAGTCTCATTGTTTATCCGCTTGTAGTTACCAGACTCTGCATTGAGTACGTTACGTAGATCATATGCGATCTTCTTCAACATCTTCTCAGCAGCCTCAGGAGACATAGTCTCAAGTAGTTCAGTACGTACGTCACCCATCATCTTATTAAGATACTTGGAGTCCTTACCTATGAACTTACGATGTGCTTGGAACCTTGCAGCCTCACGAGAAGCATCACCCATGTTCTTGAAGATGTTCTGCTCTAAGAACTTATCAAACTCAGGTCGGTCTGAGATATGCATCTGACGTATCTTCTGTGAAGATGGAGAGACTCCACCTTTTGTGATATCAAATGCTTCACCAAGTGTAGCAACACCTTCAGTATTCACGATAGCCTCAGTAAGGTTAACAGCATCAGACTGGGACATACCATATGAGGATACCAATGCTTTAACAAAGGCATCCTTGTTGCTGGCTATGTACTCTGTCCTGAAGCCCTTATGACGATAAGCCCAGTTAGCAAGACGCTCAGTTGGTTTCTCATTGTCGTAAGCCTTAGCCTTGTTGTTATCATTAAGGAGTCTCTCACTTAACGTGGTGAACTCAGTGTGTAACTTAAGGAGTGCTTCTTTATTAGCTTTAACTTCAGGTGATGCATTGTTCCAATCAAACGGCTTGTTAGCGTCAGTGGATGGCTCAATCACTTCCCTGTAGAACTTAGTAGTTAATGTACTGACATAGTCTGAACGACCCAGAGAACTCTTACCTAAAGGTACATCAAAGGAAGCTTCAATAGACTCCTGATCCCTCAGTATAGAGTTGTAGGCAGCTACTGTTAGTTGCTGTTCCTGTATCATACCCGGGCCACTGAATACCTTATGACGTACTGAGCCTAGCATGTCAGCTATCTTGACAAGAGTCTTTGACTTACCCTTGGCTGCTGAGAATGCCTGTGCCAGTGAACCTTTAAGGGCTACCATAGGATTCATTGTGAAAGCTTTGATGTGTTCCAGTGTAGTACTCGGGGCTTCGTGTGCGTCTGCAAGAGCACCCATAACATCTTCTGGTTCTGATCTGTACGTGAATCCAGACCCAACCTTATCACCACCGTGGTTCTCTGCAGCAAGTTCATCTGTTGATCTCACATACCCGAACTCAGCTTCCTCTTCCTTACGGAAGTGTGTGTTGACGTTGTCGAATCTATTGTCACTGTCACTCTCAAGATCAGCAGCAGCTTTCCAATCACCTATCTGGTAAGCAACTCCGGGAGCAGCAAACCCAGCACCCATAAGACCACCAGCTACAATAGCATTAGTCATACGGTTCTGGATCTCGTCATAATCCCATTCTTTCTCTGAGCCTATAACAGATGCAGTGTACTCTGTTAGTTCCTGCATAGCTTCCGTGACACCCTCGCCTCCGGTAGCTTTTGCAAGACCCTTCACACTCTCTCTGAACAAGTGACCCTTAAGTATTTGGTTAGCACCAAAGGCTTTAGCATCATCAACGTAAGTCAACAGTTGCTTCTTGGATACTTGGAGTAACCTCTTTGATGCTGCCTTTCTGGCTGCTTCAGGTGCTAGGTGTTTGAACTCGTCAGACTTAGCGATAGCTTTGATAGCTTCCTCACGGCCTTCCTTAGTGATCATCATGGAAGGACTTACAAGACCCTTAAGGCCTATCTTATCTAAGTAAGTCATAGCAGCACCAGCTACCATAGCCACTGCAAGGTTCTTATCTTCGATGTTACCTTCCATAGAATCCAATGTCATACCTGTGTACATAGACATAGGCAGTGCCATAGACGTACCATAGGTTACTGGTGCAGCTGCCATACCTAGCATAGTCGCACCCATGAATGGGATAGACGAACCAAGCATACCCTTCATACCTGTGGTGACTTCATCAAAGGAAGTCCAGTCAATCTCAGTGACATCCATCTTAACAGTTGGAAGACCCTCAATGTACTGTTGGTTAACTGAAGCAGAAGCAGCAAACTCTGCCTCCATGATCTCAGCTCCAAACCTATTAGATAAAGCCTGCCCAAATGTATTAAGACTCTTAGCCATGTTCGCATAGCCAGTGTCAAAGCCGGTACCAAAGGGAGTCCTTGAGCGTCCAGCGTAGTCAGCCCCTTTGTTCTTTGATTTGATAGACATGTACAGGTCTGGGTTAGCAGCATATTCAGCTGCATCAAAAGCTATAAGCTTCTGCATTGGTAACCCACCGTACTGGTCTGTCTCGTTCTCGTAGATAGCTGCTCGTGCTTCATCATAAGCAGTCCACTCAGTACTACCAGCATCAGCTGCCATACCATATAGTGAACGACTTACGTCAGTGTCTGTGGAGTACTTGGTTATCTGGGATACACCAGTACGTATAAGTGTGTCTACAAAGGAATGACCATCAGCGTTCTGAAGGTCTCCAATGTCACGACCATATATATCTTTCTCACCAGTAGTTACAACACGATTGAAGCCACCCTTCTGGGCTAGACTCCAGTTGTATGCTGTAGCTGCGTCAGCTCCTGCCTCACCGGCTTGGTACTGACCATTGATAATCTTAGCTGTCTCTCTTGAATCCATCCCACGGAGTCGTATAGACCCTCCTGTGGCTGAGTCCTTCAGTGTGTCACCGTCAATGAATGATAGTGTGGTTCCTTCGATAGCTAATGGGTTTACTTGGGGGCCTTGTGAAGCCTCTTCTTCTACTGCGAGTGCGTTACTCAAGTCTAAAACAAGACCTTGTCCCATAGTGTTCTCCTAATAATAATTACTCTTTAAACTTCTTGTTGTAAAGTGTATGAAACTTTGCATTTACTGATGGGTTGTTGATGCCAAGGTACTTATGATCTGTATCAGTATGACGACTAGCCAACCATGCGTTCATAGCATTGGTGTTAGACTTATCACCTACCTTAGTCCAGTGAGCCCTTGCTTCTGGGTTCTTCATAACCGTATCTTTAAAGATCTTAGATAGCTTCTGAAGTGTCTTAGTTGGTGTAATCAATGTACGGATCTTCTCTGCACTGTGCTTACCATCAGTGGCAACCTTAACAAGGCCACTATTGATATTGTCAACTTGCTTCATAAGCTTAGATACAGCAGCATTAGGTAGTTCATAGCCTTCAACCATAGTCTCAATGCCGTCAGCATCCCAAGTAGCCTTACCAAATACGAACTTAGGTACTCCACCTTCTTCAGTGAGGTCAGCCTTAAGTTGGTCAGCTCGGATAGCATCAGCCATGCCAGCAGTGATACTGCCACTGAACTTATCAGTTGGATTCTTGATAGAGCTCATCATGTACTTACGTACTGAGTTACCAAGTGCAGTTCTATAATCTGGGGTACTTGTGTCAACACCATTAGCTCTGGCACTTCGTGTGGCAATCTTATAAGACTCCTGAATGGCACTACCATCAGCGAACAAAGCTTGTGCAGCCTGTTGCTGAGCAGGTGAGTAGATCTCAGAGTTGTTTGATACGTTAGCCAGTACATCCTTAGATGCTCCGTTAATGTAATCTATGTTCTCCAGATCGATACCGTCAAAGGTCTTGTGTCGGGCCTTATCATAAGACTCAAGTCCATAATCCTTAGCGTTAACGATGTCACCACCAGCTGATGATTGGAACCTACCACTCTTAGACATGTAGCCAGCAACTGCTTGCTTAGACTTAGGGTCCCACATGGTTACAGTCTTAGACATATCAAGTGCATCATTAGCTGACTTCTCATCAGCAGCCTTAGCAGTTGCTGTCTGAGTCAATAGGTCTTTCTTATCCTGATTAGCCCAGCCTTGAAGTAGTACACTACCTGCAGCAATACCTGAACCACTCCCTGAGTAGCCCATAAGACGAGATCCAGTGTAGTATATAAGGGCTTGTTGGATAGCCTTGTCTTCAAACAGACCACCTAAGAATCCAGCAGCACTCTCCATAACAGTCTTAGGGTCAGTTTCTTTATCGTTGAGTAGTAACTCAGCTGCAATATCGCCAGCCTTCTTAGCCTCAGCATCATCCTCTGGTGTTAAACCTTTTATAACTGCAGGGTCAATAGCTGCCGCTGTGTCTAGTATGTTTGTTATTGATGGTTGCTTGTACACTGCAGCCTTGATTGCTTCTTGCTTGGCTATCATACCATCGGCATAAGCCTTCTGAGAACCAGTCCCCGGATTTACATCCCAGTTAGCTTTACTTTCAGTACCTGTAAGTCCTGCTTTAAGATCTTCAAAGGATGCATCAGAACCCCCACCAATCACATCCCTAGCTCTGTCAATTATATTCCTGACTGGTACGAAGGACTCACCTATACTGTCAATGGATCCACTTACTGCCTCACCAAGACGCTTAGGCATTGAGTCACTGTTAGGCTCTGGCATTGTTATATCACCGTACAAACCGCTTACAACTGGCTTAGAGAAGTCCCCTGTAGCTCCGGGCTGTGAAGGTACAGCTGCCTTAGCAGGTACTTCCCCTCCACCTGTGTCGCCCATGAGTTCTCCAAATAGTTTCTTTAATTCTTCTAACATTACTTGCCTCCTGCTCCACCCTTACCACCAGCAACATTACCTGTGCTTTGGTTGGGGAGTCCTATTGGGTTGCCATTGCCAGACAGCACTGGGCTACCTGCAGTATCCCTTAGGACATCAGCAAGTGAAACTTGTGGTGGTCTGAATGCTGGATCTGGCTCTTGTCCTGCGCCTCTGTTGATTTCAATAGTAGGTCCCATTGGGTAGTCAGCCATAGGTGGTTTCACCTGAGGAGACTGTGCGAACGCCTGTGGGTACAATCCATTAACAATCTGATCTGAAACACGAACTGTAGGGTCAATAGCCGGAGTCAAGCCACCATTGAGTGCTGATAACTTCTCAAGGACTCGTTGGTCTGCATTCATAGGTGCTGTGTACTCCACTGGGGTAGCTGCAGGTTCTCTACCAGCAGGTAGTACAGGTGGTGGAGTAGCCTGCCTGAATACAGGTACTGGTGCAGCTTCCATTGTGGCGTACTGAGCTGGGCCTGTGTCAACAGCATCATGATCTACTACAACAGAGTGTGGGTACGTTGTTGCAGGCTTCTTGTTAGAATTAAAGTAGTCTTCAATTTCTGTCTTTGTCATCTTCTTAATCTCCGAATATTGTATCCCAGAGGGATTTAGCTGTATCTTTGTGTTTCTTAGGTATCATTTCTGTTACTTCTTTCTGTGGCTTACCGCTTTCATCACCACCAAAGATACTATTAATGAAGTCATTAACAGG